CTTTGTAGATATTATCGGCAGTCAGCTTTTCAGCTTCGATTGCCGTTTTCTTTGCTCTGGCTTCGATCAGCAGAGATTCCGTATCCTCGATCTTATCATACATCTTGTAAAGACGATCATCAAGGTCCGCCTTACGCTTGATGTAGTGTTTATCATCGGGGTCAAGGGTGTCAATTTCCTCTATCAATCTTGACTTGATAGAATAGCTCTGGCGAAGCTGTTTTTCATAGTTGGCGATCTCCTGCTCGATAGCGGAGGTATCCACTTTCATGCTGATTTTCTGCTGCATCAAGGCGGCAAACTTCGGATTGCTGACCAACTTGGTGATAACCTCTGCTACAGCAGTTTCCAGAAGTTCCTCATGGATTTGCTTCTTGTAATCGCATTTGTGACCACGGGTCATGGTGCGGTGCTTGCAGCCGTAGTAGTAGAAATCCTTGTACTTCGTGCCGTCTGCCTTGTGCTTGACACTCTTATTGCCGTACATACCGGCTCCGCAGATTGGGCATTTAAGCAAACCTGTCAGCAGATGCACCTTGTTATCCTTGCCGTGGTTGACCTTTTCGTACTTCTTTGCCTGGGCAACCAATTTCACCTGTGCATCATGCCAGAGTTCTTCAGGAACAAGGGCTTCATGCAGACCATCGACCAGCAGATAATTGTCCTGCTCTACCAAACGATAGTCATTTCTTGTGCCATGCACCTTTTCCGTTCTGCGTCTGCCATAGGCGATCTTGCCACAGTAAACAGGATTTTTCAGTATCCTGCGGATAAGAGCCGCATCAAACAGGGGATTCTTCCCATTCTGTCGTTGGATTTTTCCAATGCCGTGATTGGCAAGGTATCTGGCGAGACCGTTTGCTCCCATGTCGGTATGCACATACTTATCAAAGATGATACGGATTGCTTCGGCTTCTTCCTCATTGACGAACAGCTTGCCCTTTTCAAGGGTATATCCGTAGGGAGCAAAACCGCCATTCCATTTACCCTCACGGGCTTTTTGGATTCTGCCCTCCATCGTCTGAACACGGATGTTTTCACGTTCGATCTCGGCAACCGCAGACAGAACGGAGATCATCAGCTTTCCTGCGTCCTTGGAGGAATCAATGCCATCCTCAACGCAGATCAGATTGACACCGAAATCCTGCATCACTTGCAGGGTGGACAACACATCTGCCGCATTTCTACCGAAACGAGAGAGCTTGAACACCAGCACATAGGAAACACCATCCTTGCCGGATTTGATGTCCTCCATCATGTGGTTAAACTCTAATCTGCCCTCGATGGACTTACCGGATTTACCGGCATCCTCATACTCACCGACAATCTCATAGTCATTGTACTCGGCAAATGCTTTCATTCTGGCTTTCTGAGCATCCAGAGAGTATCCATCCACCTGTATCGTGGTGGATACTCTCGTGTAAATATATACTTTTATCTTGTCTTTTTTCATATCGTTATCCTCATTCGTGCCGCCATAAACAGCACCGTTATGTAACACCTACTCCGAAATTACTCTCAGAGTAGGTTTGGACACTCATCACACGTATATTATATCATGCAGCATCCTTGTTTTCAATATCATCACCAAAATGTTTGGATTTATTTTTCTCCTCTTTTTTATCGCTGTCCAAACAAATCGGCGGATCTGGAAGATTGTCTATATCCAGAACCGCCGCATATTTCTCTATTAAGTTGGCAAGTAAATCAGCAAATCCACTCCACTTATCTGTCAAAGGCAGCCTCCTTTCCTTTTCTCGACTGTTCCTGTCGAAATTCCCGTGTTTCCTTTCCTCTGCTGAGGACAACATCAAGAAAAGCCCGAACCCTTTCGGATGCGATTTCCAGTGCATCCAGAAAAGGTTGGGCTTTCTTTTTCAGCTCCTGATATTGTTCGTGCAGCGCATCATACCGCTGCTTCCATGTCTTTGCGCTTTTCTCCGCTTGCTCGAATTTCTGCTTGTACTTGATCTTCTCAGCCTTTTCTGCAAAGCTGCTGATCGCATAATCTTTGAGGGTGCGGCACTCATCCTGTGTTAGTGTGATGTTGCCGGTGAGCGCATTTTTCTTGCCCATCGACTCGATCTCCTGTGCGGTGAGAGCAAGGGCCTTTGCTGTCTTGGTTTCCTTTTGCAGCGCTTCCAGTTTCTTTTTCTGCTTCTCCGTGGCAGCTTTGGCATCCTCCAAACTCTGCTCGGCTTGTGCCACCTGTCCGGTCACAGCTTCCAGCCGCTGCTGTTCAGCCTGCACCTTGAACTGTGTCACCGTCAAATGTTCTTCGGTACTGCCACGCTCTCCACGCTCCACATCGGTATAACCGGCGTTTCGCATGAAATTAAAAAAGTCATCCTGCAGCACACTGTAGGACGGCTTCAAAATCTTTTTTCCTTTTGCATTGAGCATGGGATTTCCGTCCTCGCCAAGCACCGGTTTGGACTCCCATTTCTTACTGCGGCTGACCTGTGTGATGATCTCCTTGACGGTTCCCCGGAGGGCTTCATCCTTACACCGCTTCGACCAGAGGATCTGCTTTTCCACCACCGGGATATAAACCACGTGAAGATGATAGTGGTACACATCCTCGCCCAGAGCTTCGGACATTGCCCGGTTGCGCTCGTCGGCGTGCATCACAGCGGAGAGGATATACTGCTCACCGCCCACGATCTCCACAGCGGCTTTATAGGCATCAGCATAAAACTGTTTTGCAAATTCATAGCCGCCGTGGTTGTAGAAATAAGCAGAGTTCACATCGAAAACCAACTCACCGTATTTGATGGCATCGGGCTTCAGACCTCTGGTGGAGATCACGCCATCCTGTTCCATCTGCTCAAACATTTTTACATAATCGTCTGTCGGAGCTTTGTAGTGGACGTTCAGCGAGGTGCGTTCCGGTACGATGTCCTGATTGCTGTAGCTGTCCTTTTCACGCTCATTGTGTTCCTGTACCTTTGCCACATCAGCCGGTGTTTCCAAGTCCTGATTACGGGCTATGGTACGATCTATTCCATCGTTTCTTGCCATTGGCGTTTCCTTTCTTTGAGATTTGCAGACAACGGGAGGGCTGGGGAACGGCACTTTTTCAAAGTGTAATAACCCACTATTACACTTTCATCCATACTGTCTGCAAAGTGCCGTGGGCTCTCCGAGGGCTCTCCCGAGGGGGAGTGCGGTCGCTGCGGCGACCTCTGCTGACCAAGGCGAAAATGTCTGCAACTTTTCTTGTGGTCAGCCCGTCTGCATGAAGCTGTTCTGCGTCAACATCCTCTTACAGCCGGTGTCCACCGACCCTTTTTACAAAAGTCCGTGGACATCGAAACAGCCCAAAAGAGAGGGAATGTGCTGTTTCGATAACGAGCGTTTCACGCTCTTTTGCTGTGTACATACGTACCAGCAATGGGTTTTACTCGATCTGTCGCCATTCCTCCGGAATGTCATCCGGTACGTACGTACACGGCGAATCTCCGTAAAACCCATTTATATGAGGTCGTGCAATCGCTTCCACTCCCATGAATCCCCACACCCGCCGACCGGCAGAGTTGGTGATATTGTTGCAATGCTCCAGATTGTATTTCCGGGCATTGGCAATCATGGCGTCGCTGAAGCTACGGGATTTCAGCGGTGCAAGGGAGTTTTCCTCGCACCACATCCGGTAGATTTCATAGAAATCTTTGGAGCTGATGGGCGCATCCGCTTTCAGGCGGATGTATCCCTCCGACTCCATGAAATCGAAAATATTGTTATTGTCACGCTTGACCGCTTCCCGGTTTTCACGGATGCGGTCACTCTCCGAAAAATTGAAGTTGTTGGCAACGAGCCGCTGTAATCCTTCAAATGCCCACAGGAAGATACTCTCGGCTTCGGCCTTCATCTTCTCTGCAAGGTCGGGATCGTCGGCTCTGCCTACAGGCTTTTCCTTGGTAGTCAGCACAAGCTGTCTGCGGTAAAAGCCGTCGCTGCGGTCATACAGGGCTTGCAGATCGCCGTTGCTGAACGCAAGCATCCGTGCGAACATCCAGCCCTGGTAACTCTGTTTTCCTTTGCGTTCCAAATCCATCTTGCCTTGTGCTGTCACGATGGATTTTACATAGTTGGTCTGGCGCAGGGCTTCCATCCGCATATCATCATCCACGCACAGCAGGATGTGTTCCAGATCGGCACGGGCAAAGCGGTTTTCGGAAATCTTACCGATGCTGCCGTCTTTCATGTTCGTTCCGAAGATGGTGGACAGCACCGCACCGAT